TCAAAAAATTCTATATAACCTATTTTATGATGTATTAAATATTGAATTCAACCTTTGGTCTTGGGCTCGTAATATGTTAAAGTATGGGGATTTTTATTTAAAATTAGAAATCTCAGAAAAATTTGGTGTATATAATGTAGTACCATTCTCATCTTATACTATTATGAGATTAGAAGGAATGGACCCACAAAACCCATCAGATGTTAAGTTTAAATATGATCCAACTTACTCAGTCTCTGAAAATCCTTTAGGGTTCCAACAAATATCTCCTGCAATGGGGGTTAATACAGGTGATGAAATTATTTTTGATAATTATGAAATGGCACACTTCCGCCTATTATCTGATTTTAATTACCTCCCTTATGGTAGATCTTACCTAGAACCAGGACGTAAAATATGGAAACAAATGACACTTATGGAGGATGCCATGCTTATCCACCGTATTGTAAGAGCACCAGAAAAACGCACTTTCTTTGTTAATGTAGGTAATATCCCACCAAATGAGGTAGAAACTTACATGCAAAGAATGATCAACAAAATGAAGAAAACTCCATATGTTGATCCTCAAACAGGTGATTACAACCTTAAATTTAATATGCAAAATATCCTCGAGGATTTCTATATTCCTGTACGAGGAGGTGATGCTACAACTAGAATTGAAACTACTAAAGGTTTAGATTACGCTGCTATTGAAGACGTAACTTACCTAAGAGATAAACTATTCTCAGCTCTTAAAGTACCTAAAGCTTATTTAGGTTATGAAGGCGATCTTGAAGGTAAAGCTACATTAGCTGCTGAAGATATTAGATTTGCTCGTACAGTAGAAAGAATTCAAAAGATTTTAGTATCTGAATTAACTAAAATTGCATTAGTTCACCTATATGCCCAAGGATATGATGGTGCTGCTTTAACAAATTTTGAACTTTCATTAACTACTCCTTCGATTATCTACGATCAAGAAAGAATTGCATTATTGAAAGAAAAAGTTGATTTAGCCAACCAAATGATGGATGGTAAATTAATGCCTTCAGATTGGATTTATGATAATATTTTCCACTTTAGTGAAGATCAATATCAAGAATATAGAGATCTAATTATGGAAGATCAAAAACGTAAATTTAGACAATCTCAAATTGAAACAGAAGGTAATGACCCAGCTGAATCTGGAGAAGCATATGGTACACCTCATGCTTTAGCTTCATTATATGGAGCAGGTAGATACCCAGGTAGCAAAGGAGTACCATCAGGGTATGATGTAAATGATTCAAATTACCCTGATACTGCTATCCAACAAGGTAGACCAGTTGATGCTGCTTCTGATTATGGAACACAAGATAGCAATTTAGGTAAAGATCCTATTGGTTCCGATAGAATGAAAGGTAAAATGGGAGCTGAAGAAAAACCAGGAATGCCTAATTACAAAGGTGGGTCTCCTCTTACTTTAGAAAATTTAAATACTAAAGCTATTTTTGCCCAAAATGAAAAATCTTTAAAAGCTTTTAAAGTAAACAAACAAAAAGTAGCACTATTTGAAGAAAGTGATTTATTAAACGAAGATAATATTCGCGAAGAAACTAAATAGGTTAAATATTTATAACCAGTAGAAAACTACTAGTATGAAAATCAAACATAATAAGTATAAAAATACGGGGATTTTATTTGAGTTACTCGTAAGAAAACTTACTTCAGATACTCTTAATGAGAGTACTTCTGCGGCTGCCACATTAGTAAAAAAATATTTTACTAAAACGGAATTGGCTAAAGAAAATAAATTGTACCAAACAATAAACAATACAGTTAATATATCTGAATCTAAAGCAGAATCTATTATTTCAAGTGTTTTAGAAATATCTAAAAAACTAGATAAAGATAAATTAAAAAAGGATAAGTATAATTTAATTAAAGAAATTAAAAATCATTTTGAAATAAATGATTTCTTTAAAGCACAAATTAAAGATTATAAAAAATTAGCTTCAACTTATATTTTATTTGAATCATATTCTAATCCTAAAATATTAAATCCTGAATTAATTATTAGTTCTAGAATTAATCTTTTAGAATGTTTAACTTCTCAACCTGATGCTAAAATGTCTTTAACTCCATTAGTTGAAGAATTAACTAAATTAGATAAAGGTACTAGAGCAGTAGCATATAAAATTATGCTTGAAAAATTTAATGATAGATTCAAAGATTTAAATAGTGATCAAAAACAAGTACTTAAAGAATATATTAATAGTGCAGCTAATGCTCCAAAATTAAAAAATTTTATAAATACTAAGTTTACTACTATATTAAAAGAGTTAAGTACATCAGTAACTAAAGTTAAAGATGCAGCTACAGTAATTAAAATACAAGAAGTAATTAAATTAATTACTCCTATTATAGAAAGTAAATCTATTAAAGATGATCATTTAGTTGCCTTATTACAGTATATGGAATTATCTAAAGAGATGAAATCTTTATGAAAAAATTTAGAATAAAAGATACAACTAATGAAATGAGCACTACTGGTACTGGTGCTTCATTTACATCCGGTCAAGGTGAACAATATGCTTCTCCTAAATCTTTTAAAATAAAAAAAGATAAAAAAGAAGGTATAGATTCTCCATTTGACCATTCTGCACCTTCAATCCCAAATAGACCTTCAAAAGCAATTGATTATAAACAATTATTTCAAGAAATAGAAGTAGGTGATGTACAAGCAAAAGATGGAGTTAAAACTACAGTAAGAGATATTGACCCTGAAACAGGATCAGTATCTTGGAAGGTAGAATATGTTCCTGCATTTGATACTACATTTAAAGAATTTCAAGAATTAAACAAGTTTATAAAAACTTTAGCCCAAAAAACTGAGGATACTACTATTGATAGTATAGCTGATCAAGTAACTAAATTGTTTAACCAATATAGAACTCATATTAGAAAAAACTACCCAGATTCTTATAAAAGGTATGCTAGTAATCCTACGTTAGAACATGAATCTTTAAATGAAGCACGATATTCTCAATTTAAGAAAACAACTGAAGTAAGAACTCCAACAGAACAAATACATAGAGCTGTTAGAGAAATTAGACGTAAGATTGATGAAATTACTAAAGTAGTTGGTCATACTGAAAGAATGAAAAATGAATTAAAATCTAGCAATGAAGGTATGTCTTATTTAAAGCGTACCAAAAATGCTATTAATAAAATTTCAGAAAAAATACAAGAATTAAATAACCGTATTAAAGGACTAACAGAATAAAATGGCTAAAAAAACCACCCTTTCTTCTTTTATTGCTAAATCAAGTAAAAAAAGACCTGGCGTTCATGCTAAAAGTAAAACATCAAAATTAAAGGGAAGTAAAAATTATGTAAAGCTTTATCGAGGACAAGGAAAATAAAATATTTATATAAAAATATAAAGAATGACTACTCAAGAATTATATAATAAAGTATTAAAAGGAGACGTAACTGAATCAAAATTCTTATATGAGGTTCGTAGAGACGTAAACCTTCCATTTATTACTAATTGGAATACTTTTCAAGACACAGTAAAAATTCTAAAAAACAAAGGTATTATCTCAGAAGAAAAAAAAGGTGCTGATGTATTGGTTAAAACTATTGACCAAGTAAATCCATATGAATATTCTAAAGGTATGGATTTTGAATTAGGATTACTTACTAATGCTGTTGATACTATAGGTGAAAAAGAAGTAACTTATGATGACATGCTTAAAGCCCAAACTAAAGTACTTAAAAACTTAACTAAAAATCCTTCATATTATACTCAAAAAATGTCTGTAACAATGGCAGGTGGGGAAAATAATGCTGTTGAAGAAGTAACTCCTAAAGCTATTGAAAAGATCAAAAAAGATGCTAAAAAGAATAATAAAAAATATATTCGTGAGCATGGAGAAAATTATGAAAAAGTAGCTGATGTAATGGGATCATTATCTAAATTAGAAAAAAAAGGTGATGATGATTATGATAGAGCTAAAGATGCTAAACGTTTAGGTAAAAGCGGTGAAAAAAATATCTATGGTGCTGGAGTAAAAAAAGGTGAAGAAATTGAAAAGAAAAAACTCACCAAAGAAGACGGTGAAATGAAACTTTACTCTAAAGATGTTGAAGCCCCAGACAAATATGAAGTTGAAAAATTAGGCCAAACCCGAGAAGCTATCTACGAAAAATATGCTAAAAAAGTAGGTATGGATGTAAATGAACTTAAAGATAGAGTTGAAGCATATAAAGCTTCTAAAGAAGAGGCTATCCAAGTTGATAATGAAGATGCAGCTATTGCAATTCAGAAAAAAAATCCTGACGCAGACGTAGTATTATCTAAAAAATAAAAAAATGCCTAAAAATCTTCTAATTGAATATTCTGTATTTACTCCTAAAAAAACCCAAATTAATGAAGGGTTAGCTGGTGGTAAAAATATGGTAGTTGAAGGAATTGTTCAACGTGCCGAAGAATTTAATCACAATGGAAGACGTTATCCATTCGAAGTATTAAAAAGAGAAGTTGATAAATATATTGATGGTCCTATTGCTGAAAACAGAGCATTAGGTGAATTAGATCACCCAGAATCATCAGTTATTAACTTAAAAAATGCTTGCCATAATATTAAAAGTTTATGGTGGGATGGAAATGATTTAATGGGTAAAATAGAAATTTTACCTACCCCTTCAGGAAATATATTGCAACAATTATTTGCTAATAATATTACTGTTGGTATCTCTTCTAGAGGAATGGGTTCAGTTAAACAATTAGGTGAAGGTAGAGTAGAAGTAGATGAT